TGGTGTTGCAATTACAAACCTACCAGATGATGAGGAACTAACCGTATCATTTGGTATTCAAAATGGTGAAGCTTCAGCACAAACTATGACTATTGACTACGTTGTAGCAGCAGTCGAAAGATAGGAGTAAACAATGGCAGATGCAGTAACCTCGCAAACCATCCAAGATGGTGAGAGAAATCTGGTGATGAAATTCACCAATGTCAGCGATGGCACAGGTGAATCTGCTGTAAAAAAGGTAGACGTTTCTGCGTTGGCTACAAACTCAAAAGGACAAACTTGCACTAAAGTCAAAATCCAAAGGATATATTGGGCGACTGTAGGCATGTCTGTAAAACTAGAGTTTGATGCTACTTCTAACGTTTTACTTATAGGTTTACCAGCTGATTCAACTGGAGATGAATACTACGACAGTTTTACTGGCATTCCAAATAATGCTGGATCTGGTGTAACTGGAGATATTGATCTTACAACTACAGGACATTCTAGCGGTGATTCATATATGATTATTTTGGAAATGATCAAAGAATATGATTGATGGCTATTTACAAAGGCAAAACTGTAACACTTAATAGACCTAGGGCTATCCCAAAGGGTAGCCCTGGATATGGTAAAAAACGTAAAGAAGTCTTTGTTAAAAATCCATCTACGGGAAAAATAAAGCGTATTGCTTTTGGAGATGCTAAATTGGGCATGCATAAGAATGATCCAAAAAGAAAAAGGTCATACTGTAAACGGAGTGAAAAACTAGGTAATGACAGAATGAAAGCAAATTATTGGGCAAGAAGGGATTGGGACTGTTGAGTTATCATTACACTAAAGAATTAGATAAATTAATAAAAGGCCTTGAAAAAGCCTCTAAGTCTCATGCAGCTCAAGTTAAAGTGCTAGAAAAGATAGTAGCACAAACAAAAAAGGCTAGAAATGCCAGCAAGAAAAAGAAGAGATCCTAAAGTAGGCACAGGCAAGAAACCAAAAGGCTCAGGTCGCCGCCTGTATACAGACGAAAATCCTAAAGATACCGTATCTATCAAATACGCAACGATCCAAGATGCTAAAGATACGGTTGCTAAAGTAAAAAAAACAAGAAAACCGTTTGCTAGGTTAATACAAATATTAACAGTAGGCGAACAAAGGTCTAAGTATGGCGGTAAACCAAGGCAAGCAGAAATATTTAGACGTGGCAAGGATGCTATTAGAAAAAAACACGGCAGAATTAAATAATGTATCCTGTTTACAATAAATTTTATTATAAGCCACTACCTGACTGCGTTGAAGTGCAAAAAAGTCCTATAGAAGGCCATGGTTTATTTGCAATAGAAACTATTAATGCAGATTTTGATTTAGGTATGTCGCATATTAAAGTGCCAATAATAACTGGTTATGTAAGAACCTCTATAGGCGGTTTTTTAAATCATTCAGATGATGCTAATTGTTTTTTAACAGAAGAATTAGATTGGGATGATTATAGGGTATATAATGTTTTTACTGCTAGAAAGATTGAAAAAGGTGAGGAACTTACTTTAAACTATCATTTAGACGGATTAAATTATGGCGAAGAAAGCAAAGAGTAAAGGTAAAATATGTCCAGAGGGTAAAGCCTGGGCTAAAAGAACTTTTGATGTTTATCCCAGCGCTTATGCCAATTTAGCTGCCTCCAAATATTGTAAAGATCCAAATTATGCAAAAAAAGCTAAAGGTGGTAAACGAAAAGGTAAAAGGTTTGGTGGTCCTATACGAGGTCAAGGTATAGTTATGCCGGATAGATTAAGATGAGCAAAGGGCAGTTACAAAGTTGGCTTGATGAAGATTGGGTAAGATTAGGGGCTGATGGCTCTATAAAAGGCTCATGCGGTGGTAGAAAGAAAGCTGAGGGTAAGCCTAAATGTATACCAAGGAGCAAAGCAAATAAGCTATCTAAGTCAGAACGTGCTAAACTTGTAGCTAGGAAAAGAAAAAAGGATCCAAATCCAAACAGAAAAGGTAAACCAATTATGGTATCTAACAAATTAAAAAAAGGCGGCACACCATTAGCAAATCCAAAAAAAGCTGATCTTAATAAAGATGGTAAACTTTCTTCTTATGAAAGAACAAGAGGCCTTGCTATAGAGAAAGCTATGAGAAAGCAAAACCGTGCTAAAATGAAACGAGGTGGCTTTATAGCTAAAGGTTGTGGTGCGGTTATGAACAATCGCAGAAAAGTTACCACCATAAGTTAGGAGATAATATGCCAAAGAAAAAAAGTGATGTAGACCCAAAATTACAAGCAAGACTTGACGCAAAAGTTAGACCAGATGCGCCAGTTTCAGATGATCGAATTATCTTAGATGCAAAAGGTAATGTCGTAAAACCAAAGAAAAAGGCAGCTGCAAATAAAAAAACTAAGAAAACTACAAAGAAAAAGTGAGGAACTAAATGTTTAAGAGAACTAAAATGTACGCTATGGGCGGCGGAGTGAAAGGAAGAAAATACGCTGCTAAAGGCGGTGGTATGAAAAAAACTAAATATATGGCTGGTGGCGGAGCCGCTAAAGGATCTAAGTATATGGCCAGAGGTGGAGCTATGAAAGGTTCTAAGTATATGGCCAGAGGTGGAGCTATGAAAGGTTCTAAGTATATGGCTGCTGGCGGTGGCATGAAAAGATCAAAGTATGCATCCGGTATGGGAGCAAATAAAAAGTCTAAATATAGAGCAAAAGGCGGCGTAAAATAATTAAGACATAAGGGGGAACTATGTCATATTTGATTTCCAACATACCGCAGTTTAAATGTTGGGTTCGTAGAGAATTTACTGCAAATCATCAAAACTATCACGGTGAATACCTGCATGCACTAGCATTTGCAGTCAACACTATTCCAGATAGATCATTATCATTTCAAGTTGTGTTTACAGGGTGCGAAACGGATTTTGAGGGCTATCCAGACGAAAACGTACACGGTGGTGCTATGTGGGCAAGAATGCCGATAGAGGCACTTGTGGCTGACATAAAGCTAGATGAATGGCCAAAAGCTATGGAAGATCATTTAGCCCAACCTTGGGATTGTCTTAGTCATCATCACTCTGTTGTTGTTTTAGATAGAGTCAGCTCATCACCTTGGATATGCAAAATTGGTGGTGAATTTTATACCGGTAGATATATGTTTACCGTAGATTATACAGATCACAGTATTGCTGATGATCCTGCACAACATAAACAAAGTCATGTGCTATACTTAACGGACGCTGGTGAATATACTGGTAATTTTGTAGCTTTACCTAATAATAGAGTTAGAGCAACGAATCCAGCTTTATGGCGTACTGGAGAGGGTCCACCAGATTTTTCTCCAAGTCAGTATATACATTCGGCTGAAAAACATGAGAGTTATATGGATCCGGATATAACGTTTGATAATCTATATAACCAGGGAGATAGAGAATAATGGCGTTATCAGGAAGCACAAACTTCGAACCTAATATAACCGAGTTTATTGAAGAGGCTTATGAAAGATGTGGTCTTGAGTTAAGAACAGGCTACGATTTAAAAAGCGGTATTAGATCAGCTAATTTAATGTTAGCAGAATGGGCAAACAGAGGTCTTAATCAATGGACTATAGAACAGGCAACGCAAACGGTTACAGAAGGCACCAGCAGCTATTCGCTTAACTCAAACATTATAGATGTTTTGGACGTTGTTCTACGTAGAACAGTTAATGATGTGCAAACAGACATAAGCATGAATAGGATAAGTAGATCAGAATATATCAACATTCCAAACAAAAATACTAAAGCAAGACCATCACAATTTTTCTTAGATAAATTAAGCACACCATCTTTAAAAATATGGCCTGCACCTGAGAACTCTACAGATGTATTAGTATTTAACAAACTTGTTAGAATGGATGATGCAGATGCGGCAACAAATACTATGGATATGCCATTTAGATTTTTTCCTTGTTTTGTAGCTGGGTTAGCTTATTACATATCACAAAAAAGAGCACCACAACTTACTCCACAACTTAAATCTTTGTATGAAGAAGAATTTAGGAGAGCAGCAGACCAAGATGAAGATAGAGCTTCATTTAAAGTAAGGCCAAGACTAAGAGTTCTTTAATGGCGTACGCAACTGGCAAATTTGCAAAAGCTTTATGTGATAGATGCGGTTTTGAATATAAGTTATTAGAGCTTAGAGAAGAATGGAATGGTTTAAAAACCTGTAATAGTTGTTATGAGCCAAAACACCCACAATTAGAGCCACTAACAGCTACAGCTGATCCAGAAGCTCTTTATAAGCCTAGACCTAATAATGATCATGAGGTTGGAGAAGGTTTTGTCGTAGTGGTCAATAATGATATTACTAGATACAATACTATGAACCCAGCGACTTTGGGTACTAACTTTAGTGTGAGCGAAATGACAGGAGGCTTAGGTACAGTTACAATACAAACATCATGACATTAGCAGAGTTAAAAACATTAATACAAAACTATACAGAAAATACTGAAACTACATTTGTAAACAGCTTAGATGATTTTATTAAAAATGCAGAAAACAGAATATTTGATTTAGTTCAGTTTGATTACTTTAGAAAAAATGTTACTGGATCATTAACAACTGGTAATACGTATTTAACAACTCCAACAGATTATCAATTAAGTTTTTCGTTAGCTGTTGTGGATAGCAACGGAGACTATCATTACTTAGACAAGAAACATCCATCTTTTATGCGTGAATACAGCGTAGACCCCACAGATTCAACGCTAAGGGGTCTACCAAAGTATTACGCTGATTTTGATAAAGAGCTATCTACAGCGTCTAACAATGGATCTACTATTATTGTAAGTCCAGTACCAGATGCTAATTACACAGTAGAGTTGCATTATCTTTACAAACCTAATTCACTGGTTACTGATACAACAGGAACCTGGCTATCTAATAATGCTAGGAATGCTCTGTTGTATGGTAGTTTAATTGAAGCTTATATATTTATGAAGGGGGAACAAGATCTTCTACAAGCTTATGAGCAAAGATTTGCTTCATCTGTTAACAGATTGAAAAACAGAGCAGAAGCAAGAGGTAGAAGGGATGAATACCGATATGACTCTTTGAGGACTTCGGTATCGTAAAACATTATGGAAAAAATCGAGAGCTTGAAAGGGGCGACTATAGCCATAGTCGGTATGGGAAAAAGTTGGTTTGATTATAATCTAGCTAAATCACACGGTACACATTTTGATGAAGTCTGGGCAATTAATGCCGTAGGCAGCGTAATTTATCACGATAGGGTATTTATGATGGATCCTGCGTCTAGATTTTTAGAATCAGATGATGCCGGCGGTCAAACAGCCAGTATGGTGGAAA